GAATAATATTCAATTCCTAAATTCTGGTAAGAAAGACGATAGTCAATCTTCTGGTCCTTCAAATGCTGCTCCAGTCTCAGCTGGTCCAGTATCTGATGACGAACCTCCATTTTAATGAAGATTTTAGTCGAAGCTCCTCTAAACTCGTTAAGCCTCGGTAATGTTTCTTTTAACATTATCCGAGAGCTTATCGGGCGGGGTCACGATGTGGGTATTTGGCCAACAGGTAAAATCGACCTGAAGGCTTATGATATTGACGATGATCTGAAAAAGAAAATCGAAAATAGTATCAATAATAGATATAATTATCTGAGCAGTGATGTTCCAAGCCTTAAAATTTGGCATCTGAACGGTTCAGAGAATAGAAAAAATTCTAACCAATATCTATTAACATTCTATGAATGCAACCAACCCACGGACATCGAGAAGAAAATTTCTTCAAGCCAAACTCAAACATTCTTTAGTTCTTCCTGTGCTGCTGAGTTGTTTGGCGATGTATTCTGCCCGTTGGGTTTCGATAAAGACTTCAAAGAAACGGAAAAAGAATACCTAAGTGGTATTACCCATTTTGGTTTAATGGGCAAGTTTGAACATAGAAAGCATACTGCTAAAATTATTCAGACTTGGCTAAAGAAATACGGAAATGATCCAAAGTATCAATTATCTTGTTTGGTTACTAACCCTTTCTACAAGAAAGAAGATATGGATGCTACAATCAATGCTGTATTAGGTGGGGAAAGATACACTAATATTAATTTCTTACCTCATTTAGAAAAGAATTCTGAAGTTAATGAATTTTTAAATGCAATCGACATTGATCTTACTGGATTATCTGGAGCAGAAGGCTGGAATCTTCCTGCTTTTAACGCAACTTGTCTTGGCAAATGGAGCATTGTTCTTAATGCCACATCTCACAAAGATTGGGCTACTAAAGATAACTCTATCCTCGTCGAACCTTCAGGAGAAGTAGACTGTTATGATGAAGTCTTCTTTAAAAAAGGTTCGCCTTTCAATCAAGGAACTTTCTATGATTGGAATGAAGAGGATGTAATCAATGCTATGGAACAAGCTGAAAAGAAAGTGGGACAAGTTAACACAGAAGGACGAAAGTTAGCAGACAAGTTGACTTATGAGAACACTGTGGATGTCATTTTAGCCCGTATTTCCAAGGATTTCGATCTGGCATAAGAAGTGTTAAAGAGTTTGTATGATTGATACATTATTGTACGACTTGTTTAATGACTATGGTTTTAATAACCAAAATTATGTTAAAGATAAAGGAGATTCCTTTGAACTAAAAGTGGAACTCGCTGGATTCTCGAAAGAGGATGTTGATATTGAAGCTACTGAAGATAGGCTCACAATTAAGACTAATCCAGAAGGTCGAAAGAAAACTTTCTCTGTTCAACTTTTTAAAAAGGTCGAAACAGAATCTATTACCTGTGAAATGGATAATGGATTGCTGATTATAGACCTACCTAAAAAGGGAAGATCGAAACCAACCAAAATTAAAGTCAATTAAAATAACGGGGGTGGAAACGCCCCCGTTTTTATTTATAATAAATTATGCCTTTATATACTTATAAGCACCCAGAAACAGATGAACATAAAGATCTTTTCCAATCTATGGACGAAGAACATATTTATATAGATGATTTTGGTGTTGAGTGGCAGAGGGTATTCTACGCGCCTAACGCCTCTATCGACTCCAACATTGATCCGTTTAGCCAAAGGCAGTTCACGGACAGCACAGGAGCAAAGAAGGGTACTATGGGTGATATGCTTGACTACTCATCAGAAATGAGCGCAAGACGAGCAGAAAAATCTGGAGGAGTAGATCCTATTAAGAAAAAATACTTTGATGATTATGCTGCTAAGAGAAATGGTCAGCGGCATATAGCAGAGAAGAAGAAAACTTACGAGAGTAAGAATGTTAAGATTGATTATGATTAATTAGTCAATTCGCGGCTAAACGATAATGAATAAGTCATCTGATCGTTTACATTCATTTGATAAGAAGAGTTTTCTAGCTTCAAATTAGAAAATGAAAATGTGTGATTGTATACGCTCTCAGTATCCACCACTTCGATATCAAAATTATAATCGGACTCATTTGTTATCAAACTAGCTATTTCTCCAGTAGCTAAACCCGAAACTAAAAATTCTAGGTTAACTGAAGATGTGATAGGGTACTGAACTTTTCTGCCATAAGGGTAATCACTACCCAAACCAAAAAGATCCACTCTATTAATTGGTATATTGAATGAAAAAGATTGTATGTGAGAGTCGCCACTAACAGGTGAACCTCCTATTTGTAAATTCTGTAGAGTTAAATTTACTTCTGTTGGCGAACAAAGAGGTGGGTCAAATCTACTTAAAGAGGTGTAGTCCCCAAACCCGTAAACTTGGGCATCTTTTAGAGCTACTGATCCAACATTATTATTATTACCTGATTGTAAATTTATTGCAGGATTTTCCACCTCGTTAGAGGATATATTTTGTATGGTTATATTAGAGCTTTTGTAAGACGTGGAGACAATAGGAATAGAACCTACAGAAAACCCTAAAGAGTAATTAGTTAAAAACGCATTACCTATCGAAATAACTTCAGCACTTGACGAAAGGTTTGCTATTTCAGAAGATCCATTGCTGATAATATCAGACCCTTGGTCTGGATGATTCACTATGTAGAAATTTTGATCAAGGTTGTCGTAACCGCTAAAGAAACTAGACTTAGCACTACCTGTCTGATCATTTATTAAACCCAAAGCGTTTTCATTTAACATAGCTGGGGTATAATAGTAACTTATAGAAAGATCAACATCAGGCATTCTAGTTATGTCATTAATAGCTAGATCTTTGCTACCAATTTGTTTGGACTTCTGTCTTTGCTGTGAGAAACCGACAGATACACTCTGAACTGCGCTCATATAAGCGCCACTCATGTCGCTACCAACTCTGTCACCAGTTGTAAACGCAGGTCGTTGACCAGCGATCACAATTGAATTATTACTCTTTAAAATATCTCTAGCCATATCAACTTCCTGTTGGGATTACACCTAAAACATCTTCTACTAATGCCACATTTAAATCATGTGCATTATAAAACTTCCACGTATGATCCCATTCTGGACAATACATAACTTTTGGTCTATTATAAACAGATTCTATATCATGTCTAAACCTTCTGTATCCAGCCTTATTCTCTAAGAAATGCAGCATACATTTTAGCTGCTTATCGCTAATATCTGTAAAAGTATAATTAACTGGGAATGAAGCGTTGTTATCTTTTGTTTTGATTCTTTGTTTAAATGAGTTTTTAAATTCAAGAACCTCATTCTTTAGCTTTACATCGTTCTGGAAACCAATATCAGGCTTAAAGAAAAAGCTTTGGGACCACGCAGAACTAGCTCCTGTTGGAGAGTTAGCGGCGGAGGAAGTGTGATCTTCTGTGCAATAATAATAATTATTAAGCTTGTTGCTGCTTACGCCTGTATAAACAACATCATATTTTTCATAGCTTGTAGAGTAAGCATAATCTTGAAAATCTAAATTAACAAAATTCATGCCAGACCAATTAAATAGATTTGGCGCTTCATCTACAGAATAAGAAACAGCAACTTCATAGTGCTGATTATTCATATGATTGATACCATAATTATCTGAGACCCCAGATAAAGATTTATAAATGCCGCTATTATCAATATTAAATTCAAATAATTGATTACCATTCTTACTCTCAATAAATGCAGCTATTTTTTGGGCATTGGTTTCATTGACATCATATCTAACTTGATATTCAGCCATTAAACTATTGAGTGAAGATGGAACAGAATTTATCTGAAAGTCATCAACTTCATAAGTAAAGTTTTTTGATTTAAAAGATGCCTTCGAACCATAAACAGGGGTTAGATTGAGATCTGCATAATCAGTCTCAATTGTTACCCCAGAAATGTTTGAATCTCTATTATAAAATAAATCAGAAGCCATGACCAATATAATTTAAATTTAAAACCGCAGAACCATTATCAGAAGCAGATAAAGATTCACTCACTAATGTAGCATTAGGAACAGTAAGAGCTTGAATATCATCCCCACCCCGACCATCTATATCAAAAGATAATGTTCTATTTTCTCTATTAGTTAAAAAGTTAAAAGCGTCTTGAGGTTGAGCGCTATCCACTTCAATTTGAACCTGAACTGCGTATTCTAATGGGGGTATCAATTCTATATCAACAGCACTCTCTTGACCAATAGAAAAATAAGGCTTTCTATTAGCTGTAATTGAATAATCAAAACCAATAACTCTATTTGTTGTAGAATTGTCGCATGTTATACTGATAGATCCCTGAGATGGAATATAAATATTACTAATGCCCGAACCTTCATCAGCAACTTCTTCAATTGTAGATCGCAACTCATCTAAAATAATAAATGAAGCATTAACTTTTGGAACAGAACCAACAGCACAATTAACAGAATAGTTAGTTAAATAACCACTAGAAAAAGAATAAGATTCTCCATCATAACGAATATTACCAACCATACTATTGGAGCCTGTATAATCCAAAACAGGATCATCATAAATCAGATGCCTACTAATAGAAACTTTCTGCTGTGTCCCACCACCAACAGTAGTTAAACCCTTCTTAGATCCTAAAGGTTTAAGAATGTTTGCGGTGTTGGAGTATGAGAAATCTACAGAGCTGATACCAGATAACTCTGATCCAGCTATGTTGATATTTACTTCGTCATTTAATCTTGATCCAAACATTATCTTCTAAGTTGTCCTCCTAATCTTTGCTCATCAGCGATTACCTGCTTAACAGCAACTTTAATCCTTTCAGAAAGTTGTCTCTGTTGATCTGTAGTATCTTGTCCTGAAGTTTGAGTGTCTGTACCATTAGACCCATTAACTGTAATATTAATTTCCCCTGTAGATTGAGATGTTTCAGTAGCTAAAATTAACTCATCTAACTTTGAAACTAAATCAGTATTGTCAACTCCTGCTCCAGAATTAAGAGCTTGTAGGTTACCTGCTCCGATATTTCTTGTGGCAGCTGCGTTCATTACGAACTCACCACCAGAAAGCATTGCGGGGACTGTATCGACTCCACCAGCGGCAGGAATTAATCCTCCTGTAGCAGCTCGTTTAGGCAACATAGTCATCTTTCCGCCCAATCTAGCCCCTTCATAAAGATCCAATAATGGAGCTGAATTTCCACTGGGTCTGGCAGATGCGCTTTTGGGTGTAAATTTTATTCCAGAACCGCTTCCAGCTCCAGATAAATCGACCTTTTCTCCTCCTGTGAAAATATCAAAGAATTCACTGACTGCTTTTGAGTCAGTAGCCATAGCTCCAAATACTCCTCCAGAAGCTGGCGCTCCAGTAACTGCTGTTCCAGCTACATTCCCAAGTGAAGATCCTATCAACTTAGCCATATCTCCACCACCCAAAACTTTACTTATTCCAAATGAAGCTATAGTGCTGATAGCTGCCGAAGCCAACATACTTCCCAAGCTGACTTTTTGAGCTTCTGCCTGAGCGTAAGCTTCCCTTTCTTTTATCGCTAAGTCAAAAGCTTGCCTCTTAGCTTCTTGGACCTTCTGAAATTGAGGATTATTTCTTCGTCCAAACATTGTCATTCTACCGCTTTCAGCAGCTAAAAATGCTCCACTAGAAGTGATAGTGTCCCTGCCTAAAGCAACTGGAGTCTGAGTGGCAAAAGACATTAAATTAGCTCCCCCAACAATTGCTCCAGCCCCATTCATACCCGGTGTTGTAAACATCCCTTCTTCGTCTCTAACTTGACCCCCTCTCGCGTAACCACGAAGAGAACCAGAGTTTAAAGCTTCCATGAATCCAGTTCCATAACGCTGGACAGCCTGTTTATTCATGACGTATTCCCCACCCATCAGCATGGCTGGAACGTCATCACGGCTACCAGAGCCGCCATTCACTCTTCCGCCATCAGAAAACCCAAAAATTTTACCAAGCCCTCCAAGTATACCACCTCCAGAGCTTGAAGATTGCGCTCCGTCCATCCATTTTTGAATGAAGTTTTGAGTCATTGCTTTAATGAACTGATCGGCGGTATTCAACAACGCATCCTTAAGAGATTTTGTGCTTTCGATACCCTCCGCAAAAGCAGATACAAAGTTATTTCTGAATTGTTGAGAAGCTTCAATTAAATTGTCTTTGAATTCAGAGCTTATCTCTAAATCATCTTTTTTAAGTAGCTCCCTTCTGTCTTGTAGCGATCTTGTTAATGGCTCTTGATTGATCCTCTTTAATATTTCTTCTGGGGTTCCACCTTGCTCAATAGAAGCTTCAATAGCCTTTCTTCTTAGCTCTGCTTCTTTGCGCCCTCTAAATGTTCCAGCAGTCTTTTCTGTCATTCTTAACTGTTCTAATTCTGGACCTAGATTAGTTACAGCATCTGTTGCTAAAGTAAGAGCGTCTTTAAAATGTACTAAACTTTTTGCGGCATCTAGTCTCGATTGAGCATTTTGTAGATCAATTCTATTTTGATTTGATGCATCTAATCTTGCCTGTCTAGCATCCGACCTTAACTTCTTTGCTCCTACTGGATCTGCTTCTTCTATCTCTGCTGCTTTTTGCCTTGCTGTTTCAGCAGCTCTTAAAGCTTGATCCATCCTTGATTTGTTCGCGATCTGTGTTTTTTGAAATTCTAATTGAGCTATTTGTAAATTTCCCGCCCTTACAGATTCTATAGATTTTCCAGAAGCACCCATATTAATTTCAGCTATCTGCTGATCTATCTCTGCTATTGCCCCTTCGCCACTTCTTTTAATTTTACCTAAATCTCGCTGACTGCTAAGATCTATACCTAATCTTATATCCCTCGCTAAACGAGCGGAGTTTTCAAGAGACTGCTCGCCTTCTCTCAGCTTAGCATTGACACGATCTTCTGCATCAGCTCTTTTGTATAGATCTTGTAAGTATAAATTTAAACTGTCTTTTTGAGCTGATACAAGCTCTCCCCCTTCTGTTAAGGTTCCCGCTGTATCTTCAAGAATTTTTAGAGCCTCGTCTTGTGTTAGCTTTCCATCTTTTAAAGCATCATTAATTTTTTCATCAAGGCTTAACGATTTATACTTTTCTGATGTCATGCCTTGAATACCAGCAATTTGAGTCACTAACCCATCTGCAACTTCATTATTTAGATTTTTAATATGCTGTTCTGAAGCGATTATGTTTTGAAGCTCGTGTTTTCTTTCTAGAGATATGTTGTTAAGCTTTTCGCCAATAGCTAATTCATTTTCAGCTTCTGATTTTATTTTTTGTTGGATTTTAAATCCTTCTAATCTTGATTTTACGGCATTCTTGACTTCTTCAAAGTTAATTTGTTCAACGGCGGCTTTCTGGGACGCTTTTGCCTCTTGAAAGAGTTTTAAAGTTTTATTTAATTCTTCTGTATCCTTACCTCCGGGCATTGCAGCTTGACCTTTTCTAAAGGTTTTAATTTGGTTTTCGTTAAGACCGAGTTCAGCAA